AACACACCGATCCCCGCGGTCACCGACGCGACGACAGTCGCGAGCCCGAACAGCGCCGGGATCAGGACGGCCGTGATCGGTCCGGCGAGGGCGATCACACCGAGGATCGCCGCGCCGAGCAGACTGAACCCGCCCGCGCTTCCCCCGGCGGCGGCACCCGCACCAGTCAGACCGCCACCGGCACCGTCCAATGCCCCGATCAGGTTGTCGATCGACGCTGTCAGATCAGTGAGAGCGAGTTCGCTGGCGGCGAGCCCTTCCCGGTTGACATCAACGTTGATGTCAACGTCGTGACCGTCGAGCCGGTCCACCATCTCCGTGACCGTCGCCAGTTTCGTTTCGGCGGCGAGACTGTCAACGTCGATCCCGATGTTGATGTCTTTCAGGCCCTTGACCGCGGCGGCGATCTTCGTGTCGAACCCGCGCATGTCCGGGACGATCTTGACCCCGACCGAACCGATGGAGATCGGCAGACCAGCCATCGGCTACTCCTCCTCCGGGTTGTCTCCTGGGTGCAGCCGAGCGAGGCGTTCCGCCATCGCACGTGACAGTCGCCGCAACGGCCTCATACCGGGCCGCGGTGTTGGTTTCGGTGGCGCAGGTGGGGTTTTTGCGACCGCCGCAGCCGAGTAGTACGCCGCTGCCTTCACCGCGTCGGTGAGCGCCGCCAACTGGTAGTTGATCAGTGCCCACGGCCCGAACTGGGCGTCACCCGGCTCCGGGACGGCCACCGGCTCCGTGTCCGGGTCGGGTTGGGTGTCGCGGAGCATCGTGCGGGTCGCCGACTCCATAGGTAGCCGCTCGAGCAGCACCCGCAACCTGCGGTAAGACATCCGACCCCGGAACAGGTCCGCGAGCTCAACCCCCGGGTAGTAGTGCGCCAGGTCGGCTTCTACCGCCTCGCAGTGCTCCTCGAGGAACGCTGCGAGGTCCGTGATTTCCCCACGGTCTCACCGGCGACCTGCTGGAACTGGACGAAGAACTCGGCGGCGTCATCGTTCGTCGGGTTAGCGTCCGACCACGCCTCATAGTCCTGCTCGGACAGCACCAGGCTGGCCCATTCCTCGCTGTCGTTGCCGCGCAGGGCACGCATCGCCTTCGTGGGCCAGCGGCCCGGCGCGGGCACCGTCAGATCGACGGCACCGGACGCGGTGACGAGCGCCACGATGAACCCGTCGACCGGCCGCACCGTTTCCGCTTCGGTTTCTGCTCGCAGGTCGTCGAGCGCCGACGAAAGCTCCTCATCTGCCATCGTCATCAGGCGAGCCCAGCCAGGTCATACCAGCGGTGCCCGAGACTGCCCGCCGAATCCCGGTAGGCGGTCAACGTGAACGGGTACATCGCCGCGCCGTCCTCCTTGTAGGTGACCGAGTCGCGTGCCTTGATCGCGACCTTCTTCAGGTAGAACCGGGCGAAGTTGTCGGCGTCCATCGCCACGTCGAACACGGCCGCGTAGTAGATCAGGCCCGTCGCCTCGGTGTCGTCGAAGTCGATGACACTGCCGGTCGGGGTGAGCGCCGCACCCTGCCGGAAGTACATCTCGAGGACCTTCGCGTTCGTCTCGAGCGCAGTGAACTTGAACGTCCGGTCAGTCTGGGAGTACATCGACAGCACCGGGCCACGCGACCCCCACGCTGGGATGTCGGTGACCGTGTCGTCGAACGCCTCCTCCAGGCCGTCCGTCGTGATCCCACCAAGATCGGTGAACGCCACGTCGAGCGCATCCGACTCGGTGGTGGGGGCGGTCGAGCCAAGCGGGCCGATCGAGGCGACACCAGTCGCCCCGACCAGGATCAGATCATCAGCGCGTGTCATGTGTCGCTCTCTTTCAGACGAGACTTGCGATGTAGAGGGCGTAGGTGGCACCTAGCCGGCGGATCATGGTGTTGTCCCAAGGCAAGGGACGGAACGAGGTGGCCGCGTCGACCCGGCCCACGGTCTGGCCGTTCACGGTCTGGCCGCGCAACGTCTTACGGAGCAGGCTGTGCGTGGACAGTGCGAGCGTCATCGCGGACTCGAGATCGGTGTGGAACAGGTCAACGTCGACGATCGGCACGTCCAGGTTCACGGCGTCAGGATCATCAGACCCGGACACTCGGGTGAACCTCACAACCGGAAGATCGGTCTCGAACTTGGCGGGCAGTTCGGTGCAGTACCGGACGCCAGTGGTCTGAGTCTCGAACCAGCCGACGAGGAGCTTCTCAACGTCGACGTAAGCCATCTACTGCTTCTTGCTACGTGACGGCTTCGGTTCGGTGTCTTCGTCACCGGTCGGTTCCGCAGTCGGTTCGGGAGTGACAGCGACAACCGCCTGCGCGTTGCCTTCCCGGATCAGCCGCCGCGCCACCGCCGACTCAACATCGGTGACGGTCCCGTCAGTGCGACGTACCTGCATCGACTACTCCTTCATCGCTTCGACGGTCCGCAACAACGTGTGATGGGCGGGGGTGCGGGACCCGTTCGGGTCACCGGTGCCGTACTCGATCGAGATGGCCGCGGAATGGTCGTTGTAAATCTCGGCGAACGCCCGCACTGTGCCTCGCTCCTGCGTGCCCTCGCGGACACCGAAATGCTCGTTGAAGTACTCGCCGTCCGTATCGGTGATGTCACGGGGCGCGATCGACTCGGCGATCGTTTTGCCTGTCTCCGCTTTCGCGAGCAGAACCGCTCGAACCTCAGCCGCGACGAGGATCTTGCCGATCGCCCGCCGATCAGGCTTAAACGAAGCCATTAGCCGGTCACGTTCAACAGACGGACCACGATCGGGTAGTCCGGCTGTCGGCCGGTGAACGGCGACGCGGGCCACACGTCGGGCTGCCCGTCCACGTCGTAGATGACCCCGTCCACCGTCACACGGTCAGTCGGCGCCGGCGGACTATCAGTCGGCAGGTACAGCGACGGGTGGGTCAGGACCGTGTCCTGTCCTTGGATCAGCTCCGAGGACGACCCGGGCGCGAACACCGCATCCACCGAGACGGGCGTCTCGGCCCACACGTCGTTGCCATAGGCGTCGGCCCCGGTCTTGACACGCTGCACCCATGTGGCAGTGCAGTTCGGGTGGACGCTCAGCGGAACCACCCGAGGTCACCACTGTCGATGTCCCATGACGGCAGGTTCTGTCCCGCGGTGGCGGGCATCGTGTCGATCGTGAACGCGCCACCACCACCAGCAAGCCTGCGTAACGTCGCCTTGTTGGTGCGGGTCAGCCGCAGCCCGCCGGCCATCTGCCCGTAAGCAGCGGAGAACGGCCCAACGGCTTCCTGCTGGACGTTCGACGGGTTCTGGTACGCCCTTGCCGCCACATCGAGCACTACAGGGTCGGCACCGTCCGGTAGCGGCGACACGACCGATTCGCACAGGGTGGTCGCGTACCCGATCAGCGCCGTGGCCCGGTCGGTGTCGATCGAGGGAAGCCCAAGGTAGGTGCCGAGAGCGGCAGCGTCCACTGTCATTCCCGGCACCTACCTTTCGAGGCTCAGGACTCGTCGGGGTCGGACTTGTCCGCCGACTTGCGCGACCGGGAAGGCTTGACATCAGCGGGGTCGTCGACCCACACCTGGTCGCCTTCCTTGCCGAGCGGACCGTCCTCGGTGAGGGTGACCAGCTCAGCCATCAGGAGTTGTCCGTGTAGGCGACGAACGCGTTGGGGTCGCCGACGACGAACCCGTAGTACGCCTCGCAGAGCAGCAGGACCAGGTTCTCCTGGAACGCCGAGTGGGTGGTGCCGCCGTCATCGACGTAGGACGCCTCGTTCGAGATCCGGATCGAGATGTCCATGCCGACGCCGTAGGCGCACTGCGAGAAGTCGCCGCCGACCGCCCGGACCTTCGTGTCGAGGTTCGTCGACCCGCTGTCCTGAGCGACGGTCACATCCGGGCTCGTGCCACCTGTCAGGCTCGAACCGTCCGCGGTGAGCGGACCCGCCGCGCCGGTCGTGGCGAAGGTGACGGTGAACGGGCCGGTGCCGGTGACGGTCGCACCAGCGGCGGGCGAACCGCCGAACGGGTTGCCGGTGGCGGTACCGAGAGCGCGGATCGCGGCCTGGATGGTCGCGGCGTTCGCGTTGTAGGCGATCCCCGACGTGGTGAACCCACCGAGGCTGAGCGTGAACGTACCGCCGGTCGGGGTGCCCGTGACGGTGACGGTCTGCACCTTGTTGCCGGAATACCGGTAGGAGCCGGACACACCCCGGTTGTAGGCCGCCGGGTAGCCGATGAGCTGACCCATCGAGGACCCGCCAGCCGGGCTGTCCACCCACAGCGGGCGGCCCTGCGTGTCGGTCTGCGTCTTCAACGTGGGCCGCAGCCGCGGGTCGGCGGCGAACCCAGTGAAGTCGTAGTTGTTGTCGACGATGATCTTCTCGCCGCTGACGAGGTCGACGTACATGCCGCCGCTGCCCTGCGCGGTCGTGCCGAGCTCGACACTATTCGCGGTTTGCAGCAGGTAGTCGCTGAACGGGCCCGCCCCGCCGGTCTTGCGGTTCTTGCCGTGGATCGCGGCGAAGTCGAACGCCCTACCGAGGGCGGTCGGCAGGTCCTGCTGCAACTGGTCGTAGAGGCCGGCCGCGTTGGTCATCGCGACTTCCTGCGAGACGGGCAGGAGCAGAGCGACCTTCTTGCCGGTCATCGTCTTGACGCCGGTCGCTGCGCCACCGACCGGCTTCGCGCCGCCTTCAGAAACCCAGTCCGCTTCCGGGACGTCCATCGGGACGGGGATGGCGGTCTGCGCGTTGATGGCCAGCGGGACGCGGCGGGCGAGCTGCTGCACGGCCGACGTTTCGGTGGCCTTACGGAAGATCGGGCCGGTGATCGTGGCCGGGAGCAGGGTAGGTGCGATGTTCGAGAGGTTGTTCGCCATGGTGGCGTGACTCCTTCGGTCGAAGTGAACAGGTGTGGTCGGTGACGGACCTGCCGTTCACGCCGACTTGCGAGAGGTGCGCCGGACCTGCCGGACGAAAGATGCGCGGTTAGCGCAGGTGCTGGCCGAGGATGGCCGCGAACTCCTGCGCCGGGTCGGCGCCAGACTTGCCGTTGTTGCCGGAGCCTTGCGCCGGGTTCGGTGCCGGGATGCGAGGTCCGAACGGTTCGGTGACCCGCCGATAGTGCGGTTTCGCTTCGAGTAGCGCCGCGAGGTCCGCCTTGATCGCCGCCTCGTCGACCTCACCGCCGGCACCCAGGTATTTCGTTGGGTCGAGGGCGTTCACCGCATCGGTGGGGTCGGCGAACTCGGTGGCGGCGAGGGCTTGGATCTGCGATCCGACCGACGTTTTACGCCACTTCTCCGCTTCGGCCTGCCACCTGTTAACTTCCTCGGTTTTGCGTTCGAGGTCAGTCTTGGAAGCCTGCTCGAGTCGGTCGTATTCGGCGACCTTGCGTTGCGCGTCGTCATCAAGCACAGGGCGGGAGGAGAGTTTCTCCTTGTCGGCGCGTAGCCCTTGGATCAGGTTCCATGCCTTCTCGGGGTTGAACTCTTCCGGGCTTCCCCATGGGGGCTGCTCGTCGGCCTTCGGCTCCGGTGTTGCGGGTGCGTTCGGGTCTGGCTGTGTCATCTTGATGCCCTCCTGGGGCGACGGTGGTCCCGGCCTGCGGGCTTATGAGGCGAGGAGACGGCGCAGCTTCGCGATCCGTTCCTCGTGGTACTTGCGTGCCGCGTCGGTGGTGACGTTCGGCAGGTTGTTCTCGAGCGCGGTCAGTTCGGCTTGAATCTCGTCGCGTGAACGTCCACCGGAGCCCGGGACCTTCGGCTGGTTCGACCGCCTGTCGGTCCTGGTCACGTTGCGTCCTTCGAACACTTGCCGCCACGTTTTCAGCAGGTCGCCGCGGCCCTGCACTTCATCCTCGTAGAGGGCTTGCCATTCGCGGATCTGCGCGGACGGCTCGTAGGCGTTGAACACGGGTTCGGCGTGACAACGGCAGTGGTCGTGGACTTTGATGTCGGACGGCGTGTCCTTGTTGGGCAGAAACCGCAGGTTGGCGTCGTCGAACGAACCGTCCTTGTAGACCGCGCCGCGGATGGCGAGCAACGCGCAGAAATAGCAGGCACCAGGCTCCGGGATACGCGCCCAACCTTTGGCGTGACGGTCGCGGCTGGCGTTGTCGATGACGGTGGCACGACCCACGTCGAGGACGAGGGATTCGGTAGCGCCCTGCAACTGGGTTTGCGCCAGGGTGATGTCAGGTTCGGTGGACCACAACGGTTGCGTCGCCCAGTCGACGGTCTTAGCGACCTGCTCAACGGTCGGCAACGGTGCCGGACGGGGCATGAAAGGTGCGGTGATGCCCGCCGCTTCCCGTTGCGCCTGGTACGCCCGCACCGCGAGTGTGGTGGACGCCTGCCCGTACTTGCGGACCAGCGCCGCGACGAGCGCCTTGAACCTCGGCAACGACACCCTCAGGTCATCCACCTCGAGGGTCGGCCACACCCGGGCCAGTTCACGTTCGATGACAACCGCCAACCCGGCTTGGGCGGCCTGGTCGGACTCAACTCGGGTTGTTGTCGTCACTTGTCTGCTTCAGCGCGTTCGCCACAGTGGCGTTCGCTCGGGTGTGCCGGACAATCTCGGAGTTGGCGAGCTCTGCGAGCACCTGCGCGCCCGCGTCGACACGAGCGTCCTGGTCGAGGAGGCGACGTTCGACAGCCGAGTACCCCATCCGTT